GTTGACCGTCGCTCAGCAGTCTCCCCAAGCCCTCGAGAAGTTGAAGGAGGCGGGTAAGGCCTACAAGCTGCATCTGCAGCGCATGCTTGACCCGGTGGCCCAGAGGCGGTCTCCCGAGTTTAATCGGGTGGCCCAGCAGTACAAGGCCCAGCTGCGGGCGTTGATTGACGAGCAGCAGCGCGTGATTCTGGAGGCGAGGCGGGCGACGAGACGAGTGAATCAGTTGTTGGGTGAAAGGGATGAGGCCCTATCCCGTTTGGATCCAGGATACGTAGCGAAGAGGAAGAGTGCCGCTGCGGCTCTAGCCCAGTTCGGCATCGAGCTGGGGGAGGAGGAAGAGGATGCAGCAGCTCTGGAGGATGTTGTGACGCGCGATGCGTTGCATGATTTGGATTTTTAGTGTCCGCTGGATCGCTGTACGGAGGCACGGAGTTGGATAACACTGATGAGTCTGTGATACTGGACTGGATAACTGAAAATCCGACGACGATGTCTGAGGCCAGCGGGCACGGCGTTAAGGAATGGCGTTTCTTTCTTTCTCCTTGTAAGTGGGCTAAGGAGTTGCCCGGCGTTGATTGTTTGGGGATGTCCGGCGCGGTAAGATATAAGTACGTCCAGCCGGAGACGTCTAATTCTCGTTTCTTTTCTTCTTTTCTTGATGAGCGCGCTATGGATTTATCAGGTCTGCCTGGTCCTGACTTGGATATAGTAAACTCTGAATTCGTTCCTCCTTCGTTCGATGATTTATACACGCATATTCGAGGGTTTGGTTTAAAGAATCCGGATGTCCGCACGGCCTCGAGCACTACCTATGCAGGGCTCTTTCGGGAGTTGGCAGGTGTCGAGGGGTGGGGGCTCCGTATCTCTGGATGGCTGGATCCAAGAGTATTCCCTAAGGTTAGCGTGCCTTCACGGACGAGTCCGGGGATTCGGTGGAAGAGGCTCGGCTATAAGACCAAGCGCCAGGCGCTGATGCCTGCCGTAGTAGAGGCCACGAAGGTGCTGGAGAGAATGGTGAACAGTGGGGAAACTTACGATGTCCCTCCTTGCGGGGTTGCCGGTCGAGGCAAGCGCATGGATATAAATAGGGATCGTCATGCGGAAGGGAAGAAGGAGGGTAGGCTAATCGTCATGCCGGACTTAGTCCGACATCTGATGGGTACCTTGGCTTCGGGACCTTACATGGCTGAATGTAAGAAGTTATCGAAGGAGAATGGCGGGATTTTGCTGGGTACTGGCCCTTTCTCGGAGTCATATCAAGATATATGGAATTGGTGCGGCGACGCGGACCATTTCGTATTTATTGACTTCAAGGGCTTTGACTCAAGGGTGCCATCCGAGCTATTATCTAGAGTCATGGATCACGTGGCGTCTAGATTTGAGCCAGGTCGTGGCACCAGGGCTTACTGGGATTCTGAGTATAAGCAACTGGTTAAGACAGAGATTGCTATGCCAGATGGCGTGGTCTACCGAAAGCAACAGGGCGTTGCTTCTGGTGACCCCTGGACTTCCATTGCTGGGAGCTATGCCAACTGGATTATACTTAAG